TGCTTTCAATCTGTTATCTAGACCACCTAAGACTTCTTGCGTTGTCTTTTGTGATTCAGCAATAGACTGAACAACATCTGTTAATGTGTCGAAACCTGATTTTACAGTTTCTTGGAAAGATTTTTCTGTTTCAACTCGTTGAATGTCTTCATCACTTTTGGTGATTTCAGTATCTTCAACTTGTTCTTTAGAATTGTCTTCGTTGACCATGTTCTTACACTTTCCTTTATATAAAGGGTATATAAAGATTTCCTAACTATTATAGGTCTTTGGGGGACTTTTCTCTTATTGTTACTTTAGTTTGCTTGTTTTGAGCACCCATTGAACTTACTAGTTTCTCTTTATTCTCTGTAGGTATTGACGGATTGCCTAGTTGAATGTTTCCATCTTCGGTTGTATAACCTGATTTTTTCTCATCAGCAAAGTCATCAAGTTTTGGTTGTTTCTTTCTTAGTTTCTGCTTAGTACCATCTCGGTTTAATTTACCCCAACCCAATGCTCCTAAACTTTTTATTGACTCTTTGATTGCTTCTATTGCTTTTGATTCATGTAATAAATCTATCATGACTGCATGTTTTGGGTTTTTTACCTTTTTACCATCTCCTGATATTGTAACAGTTCTTGATGGTGCTACCTTACCACTACTAATTGCTCTTTCCTCATCTTTACTCTGTTTAGTTCCTATTGCTTGTTTCTCTTCATCTCCATGTATACTAGCAGCATGTACAGTTCTTTGCATTCTCTCTTCAAATCCTTCTTTTTCTTCTTTATCCCATCTCTCTTTCTTCTCAATTCTATGTGCACCTGCCAATATTGCTCCTATTACTTTGTTAACATTTGATTTATGTAATACTTCAATCTTCTCACTTACTTGTGATGTTTGTTTTACTGGATCATCTTGGTTTGATGCGTCATCAATATGTGCTCTAACTCCACCACCTGTACCTATTGGAAACTCTTTATTAGCTTCGCTTGGTGGTTTAATCCCACCTTCTAATGGTGTCACGTTCATTTTTAATCCACCCTCACTTTCAGGTACACCTACTTTCTTATCTGTCTTAATTGGTTTTGCAACCTGTGTACTTTGTGATACAGTGTTTGTTACTGTTGCAGGTGTTGTACCATCTGCGTTTGAAAAATCTTCACCTTTTATTATAGATTCATCATAATATTCTGGTTCGTCCTTGCCTTCAGATTTTATTACATAGCAGCCAAACTTATCACATCTGATAATTTCCTTACCGTCTCCCCTAGGCTCTGACGGAACTGTTGCCTTTGCAAGTGTATTAAATTCTGTGATTAATGCCAATGGAACTGCAGGATCTTTACATACTGCAACTTCATAATGTTCCAAATCTGTAAGTGCATATGCAATCTCTCCGTCCTTCATTACCTTTGGAATTCTGTTTGCCTTTGTTGCTCCACCAAACGAAAGTCCTTTATATTCACCTGACTTAATCTTCTCCCAAATATCTGTATCCAATTCATAGTTCTTGTGAATCTTCCCAGTTATCTTGATTGCAGGATATGTTACACCATCACTTGTCACTGTGGTCTTTGCAAAATTAATTCCTTTACCAATTACCCTGTTAGAATGTGTATCTGTTATTGGTGCTCCCCTATCAATCCATATTGGAAGAACTTTGTATAGTTCGTCAACTACTGTTATTTCACCCTGTTTATCCTTCATTTCAACTGTCAAATATCCCTCAAAAAACCTGTTTTCGTCTGTAGAATCTAAAACAGACAGAGACCTTGTTATTAAATTTCCAATCTTTACCATAAGATATATAATAATTCCCTACATATAAAGTTTAAAAAAAAATAAAAATGCAGTTTTTATAAATAACCTGCTTTCCTATTCGTTATCTTTCTTTGCCTTACTTACGACAAAGTCAGCAGCGAAACCAGTTGTGAGTCCTATTAAGGCTAATCCTACTATACTTACAGATTCAACGGCTATAGTCTGTGCTATAGCTATTGCAGCAAATGTAGATATGATTAGTGCTCCACCTAGTTTTTTAGCAGAGTATGTTCGGTCTTCAGTATGTAAATACCCTCTCAGAGTATTTAAACCTGCTCCTATTACTGCTGCTCCTACTGTTATTAGTACTGGATCTACCATATTGCACAACACAACGTCCGATTATATAAAGTTAATCCTTATCTGATAATATCTTACGCACAAGGTCTTGCAAGTCGCTGTCAAGCCCAGTATGAAGTCTGTTTGTCTGCCTATCTAGTGCCGTACATAAAATAACGAGGGCTTTTTCCAAATTAGTCACTTTTGTGCATAAATCTGCCTGTGTTCTTGAAATTTTTCTAAAGAACCCCATTATTACACCACCTATACCTAATGCAAGTGCAATAAGTACTCCAGCAGCAATGTCACTAAATATTACTTCTTCTAACATGAATTATATTGTCTCCCTAACTATTTAAATTACCCTGTTATTCATCTATAATCTTCGTCTCTAGATAGAGGTTTTAGATGTCCTTTAGCAATTAGGTTTAACAGTATCATGGGGTTTTGTTTGAATAGTTCTTCAGCGAGAGGATCGAATCCATCTGTAGCAAACCTTCCACACTTGAAGCATACAAAACACAAACCTTGGTCTGAATAGTATCCATATTGTGTAGAACCACATTCACACTGTATTTTACTGTCTTCTTCCATATGGAACAAACAAAACCTTTATTAATAAAGATGTAGATGATACAGTATGGGCATAAGCGTACATGTATACGATACAGTAGACGAATATGTATTAAGAAACAAACGTTCTATTTCAGACAAATTAGAAGTAAACGAAGCAGCACTGTCATTACTAGACATTTGGATAACACCAGATGATAAACTTATGTTGGTATGTAACTGTGAAAGGTTTTTTGACAGACCAGACGTATCCAGATCGATAAGCTGTTTTCAAAAAAATAACATACACAAATATCTTAATGGAGACGAAAAACTTGTAAAATATGACGATGTTGAATTTGACCCGAAAACTGAAAATATTCAGTTCTTCAAAAAAAGATTAAGGAAAGCACCAATATTCTTTAGAGTTGGAAGGTTTTGGGGTGAGAAGCCAAGAAAGACTATGAAGATAGATTGGTCTAAAAAGTTTTTTAATATTGCAAGTAATAGAATAGAGTTTATATTGTATGACCCAAAAACAACCAAGCCAAAACAAAGAATAAGATCAACGACTATTTCCTAGATTCTTTGTAAATATTTCTTTCCAGTCTTTTCCATTTTTCTTTTTCATTGCTGTCCAAAATGGATTGCCATAAGTACCACCCCTCTTGTTGTATTCTTTTGTGTGGTTAGCTATCTTTCTATGACATCTTCTGCAGAATCTGGCATTTATCTGTTCAATGTTAAACCTATGCTGTCCACAAAAAAAACAAAGACCATACATCTTTTGTGCTACAATCGCAAGTAGTGGTTCTCTTCCTCTTTTTCCTGCACATTCACCACAAATATCTACTATGGTTGCTGCAGTAGCGTCTTTAGAAAAACAGTTTAGGCATACTGCCTCCTTATAATTATCTACATGCGTAAATTCGTCAGCTTGATGTCTCTCCCACAGCTTCTTACCGACATCAAGACCACCTGTGTTTACATTTAACTTAGTTGCCAATTAATGATATGCCAATATTACTTTTTTCAATGCGTCTTGCAGAATTATGTAAATATTATTACATGCGTATTCTCCTGTTCCAACTTTTCTGGTCTGTTTCTTTATCTCTTCTATTGTGTCGTCAATAATAGAAAAGTCTGCACTGTAAACGTTTGTTATTCTTGGTATTTCAACTACCTTTACCTTTACACTTACTTTTGCTGTGGTTTTTTCCTTTATTTTTTCTGTTTTCTTTGTATCTGCCATAATTATCGTTATCTTTGCCGTTTATAAACTTTTATATGTTAGAAATCCTCATTCTCCCACTGTTTTGTGTCCTGAAGTTCCTGCTTTACTAATTCTCTAGCGTCCCTGACAGTCATATTTGCACTTTTCCTTAA